ATGGAATTAACCAGAATTTATCGAGGGATGGAGAACGGAGCAGAAGCTATTGAAGAAAATTTTGATAGTCTTGAAAAGTTACTAAATAAGTTATCTGAAACAAATATTTTAAATGTAGGTAAAAAAGTTTGGTCAGGAGCATGGTATATGGGGGAAAATCAATCAATTAATCCGAGTTTACCATTGGATCAATGTCTTTCTGGCTGGTTATTTTTATATCAACCATATAACACAAGTACAAGCCTAGGAGACAATTGGGATTTGAACTATGTATTTGTTCCAAAAACGCATATAGTGGAATTTGGAGGTCGTGCGGTTGTTCATCATTTAGAAACATTGAATGGAGCAAAATACAACAAATATATTTATATAAGCAATACGCAAATTTTAGGCCATAAAAATAATAATACTGCTTCAAAAACTTTTGTATTGACACGGGTGTATGCAATTTAAGAAAGGAGAAAGTTAGCTATGAAAATTTGGATTGAAAATAGAATTGGCTATTTAGAAGGTTATTCTACAATGGAACAACCAGATAATGTTGAGCTTGAAGTGAAAAAAGAACCGTTTGATTTTATGAATTGGCGTTATGATGGCGCACAATTGATTCATGATCCAGAAAATGCACCACAACCAGAGCCAACACCACCAACCGACATTGAGGTATTACAAGCCGAAAATGCGGAATTAAAACAATTGAATTCAAAACTCATGGTTAATGACGTGAATTTAAAAAAAGAGCTTTCAGAAGTAACGAAAAAAGCAGATAATTTTGCGCAAATTAGTGCAAAATCAATGCTTGCGATTAATCAATTAACCAATCAGGTAAAAGAAATTAACGAAAAATTAGCAGAAGGAGTGGAATAAAATGTTTACATTTGATGACATTAAAATGATGTATGACTGGGGCTGTTTTACAGATGAACAAGTAATGGAGTTTGTCCCACTTTGCATTACAGAAAAAGAAGCGAAAGAAATTGTCGGAAAGTAGGTAAGTAGGTTTGGCGTTATTTGATTTTTTGGAGCGTTTTGTAGCAGACCCAGATTATAAAGCAGTATATGTTTTAATGTTGATTTGTATTGCAATGACTATTGATTTTATTAGCGGCACTATCGCAGCCAAGATAAATCCAGAAATTGAGTTTAAAAGTAAAATAGGGATCAACGGAATATTAAGGAAAGTAGCAAGTATTGTCTTGCTGCTTTTTTTCATTCCCTTAGCACCGTTAGTACCTGGTGGCGCTGGTGTGGGGCTATTATATGTTCTGTATGTTGGCTATCTGATGATGGAAATTAAATCGATATTTGAGAACTATCAGAAGATGGGAGTAGTCACGGAGCTATTTGAAGATTTCATAAAAAATTTAAAAAATAAAAAATAGGAAGGTGTCTTTATGAAAAAAATTGTAACGTTGATTATTGTAGCGTTGGTAGCAGTTACTCCTTTAAATGTATTCGCTGCAAAAGGTGATCAAGGCGTTGACTGGGCGATTTATCAAGGCGAACAAGGTCGTTTTGGCTATGCGCATGATAAATTCGCTATTGCCCAGATTGGTGGCTACAATGCTAGCGGTATTTATGAACAATACACATATAAATCACAAGTAGCGAGTGCTATTGCACAAGGTAAACGTGCGCATACCTATATTTGGTATGACACTTGGGGAAACATGGACATTGCGAAAACAACAATGGATTACTTTTTGCCACGTATTCAAACGCCTAAAAATTCCATCGTTGCTTTAGACTTTGAGCATGGTGCTAGTTCTGACGTAAACGCAAATACGGAAACAATCCTGTACGGTATGCGCCGTATTAAACAAGCAGGGTATACACCAATGTATTATTCATACAAGCCTTTTACGTTGCAGTATGTGGACTATCAGCGAATTATTAAAGAGTTCCCTAACTCTTTATGGATTGCTGCTTATCCTAGCTATGAAGTAACGCCAGAACCATTGTATGCTTATTTCCCAAGTATGGAGGGCATTGGTATTTGGCAATTTACATCCACTTATATTGCAGGTGGGTTAGATGGTAACGTAGATTTAATAGGAATTACGGATAGTGGTTATATAGATACCAATAAACCAGAAACGGACACGCCAGCAACAGATGCAGGCGAAGAAATTGAAAAAATACCTAATTCTGATGTTAAAGTTGGCGATACCGTCAAAGTGAAATTTAATGTAGATGCTTGGGCAACAGGCGAAGCTATTCCAGATTGGGTAAAAGGAAACAGCTATATAGTACAAGAAGTAACTGAGAGCAGAGTATTGCTTGAAGGTATCTTGTCATGGATCAGCAAAGGCGATATTGAATTATTGCCAGATGCGGCAACTGTTCCTGACAAACTACCAGAAGCGACTCATGTGGTACAATACGGCGAAACATTATCAAGCATTGCTTATCAATACGGAACAAACTATCAAACATTGGCTGCATTAAATGGATTGACAAATCCAAATCTTATTTACCCTGGCCAAATTTTGAAAGTAAATGGATCAGTAGTAAGCAACATTTACACAGTTCAATACGGTGATAATTTATCAAGCATTGCAGCTAAGCTTGGTACGACTTATCAAACCTTAGCTGCATTAAACGGATTAGCAAATCCTAACTTGATTTATCCTGGTCAAACATTGAGCTATTGATTTTTTGCAAAATCGGTTGAAATTTAGAGGTACCTCATTTACAATAGAATCACCTTTTCATATTATGACTCTTTTCGATTTAGAAAAGAGGTGCTCCTATCTTATGCCAAGTCCTTAGGTAGGAGCATTTTAATTTTACTCATACGTAGCTTAGTTTAAAGCTATTGTATTACATAAGAAAACACCTACCACAGATGCACGTACTTCCCCAAGCAGTTGTCTGTGCGGTAGGTGTTTTTTTTAGATTTTACTTGTTAATCATAACCGATTTTCTTTTTTTATAACAAGGTTAAGCTTGAATTTATGAAAAGGATAATGTGTACGGAATTTATCCTAATAAAAAATAGAATTAGCCTATTTCTAAGCTACTATTACTTGAGAACAGTTTCCTTTTAAATAAGTGGAAAATTGTAGTACAGCTACTTTAGCGATATTCCTTAATATCCCAGTTCTAATTTAAAGCCAAACACAATTTTGTTAATAATGTTAATAAGTTGTGAATAATTTTATTGGTTGAATTAACAAAACTAATTTGCTAGAATAATAAAGCAATTACTTGTAGTAAAAGACTACAGGCCCCTTGTATCATAATTGTGCAAGGGGGTTTTTTGTATCGTATATTTATATTTATATTTCATGTCTAGAGTAGATGGATTATAACCTTTTTATAGTATTGATCCATCATGTTTTAATACACTCATTTGCTTTATATGAAGTAGTATGGTATTATAAATAAGTAATCAATTTTGACATGTAACGAGAGCGCTATACATAAGACTATAATTCTCCTTTTGCTTATCAAACATTTTTTGCAACAAATCGCATACAGGGTATGCACAAGGAGGAAACATATATGAACAACGGTACAGTAAAGTGGTTTAACTCAGACAAAGGTTTTGGATTTATTACAGGTGAAGATGGCAATGATGTATTTGCTCATTTTTCAGCAATTCAAGCGGATGGTTTTAAGTCATTAGAAGAAGGACAAGCAGTAACTTTTGATATTGAAGAAGGACAGCGCGGTATGCAAGCTGTTAATATTTTTAAAGCATAA